TCGAAGCCTCAGAAGAACTTCGCACTGGTCTTTCAGTCGGAGTTATGGTCAATGCAGCAAAGCCTAAGAATGGCGTTCTGTATGTATCGAGTGCTGACCTACTCGAAGTAAGTTTGGTTCAGGCAGCAGCCTTTAAGTCTGCAGCCGTAACCGATATCGCGGCTTCTGAAGATGAAGCCGTTGAAGAAACCCTACCAACAGAAAGCGAGACAGCCACCGTGGAAGACACCACTTCAGCAGTCGAAGCAACACCTACAGTTGAGGCTGCCGCAGTTGAAGCTGCTCGCCCTGCTGTAACAGCAATGGCTTACACAAAGCCACGTATCGAAATCACTGCAGCAAAGTACGCAGAGAACACAATCCGTGCAGCGCTCGGAGATGAGTCAGCTCGTCAGTACATCGCAGCAGCAGACAACACAACAGACAACGCTGGTCTTGTGCCAACACGTCAGTTGTCAGAAATCATCAACCCACTCGGAACAACAATCCGTCCATCAATCGATGCAATCTCACGCGGAGTGCTTCCAGATGCCGGTATGACTTTTGAGATCCCAAAGATCACACAGATGCCAGCAGTCGGCGAAGTTGCAGAAGATGCAGCATTCACAGACACAGATCAGAACTCAGCATTCCTCTCAGTATCAGTCAAGAAGTATGCTGGTCAGCAGACATTCTCTGTCGAGTTGCTTGATCGCACATCTCCAGCATTCTTTGATGAGCTTGTCCGCAACATGGCAGCAGCTTACGCAAAGACAACTAACGCAGCAGTAAACGCTGCACTTATTGCAGGCGCATCACTCGATGCAACAACAACTGCAACATACCCAACTGCAGCAGAACTCCTTGGAGTCGTCGCTCGTGGATCAGCTTCTGTCTATGCAGCAACTGCAGGCCTTGCAAATCCATTTGCTCGCAATATGGTCGTATCAACTGGACAATGGTCTAACATCATGTCACTTAACGATGCAGGCCGTCCAATCTACACCGCTTCACAACCAATGAACGCAGGCGGAGCAGTTGCTCCAACTTCACTCACAGGTAACGTTGCTGGACTCAACCTTTACGTTGATCCAACTAACGCTGGCGATGGCGATGGAACAATCCTTATCGTAAACCCAGATGCGTACACATGGTACGAGTCACCAACATACCGCCTACGCGCAGAATCAACTGCAGCAGGACAGGTAACAATCGGCTACTACGGCTTTGGAGCAATCGCTACAAAGGTCGCAGCAGGCGCATTCAAGAACAACAAGCAATAAGCAACACACTAAGTCGCTCCAGGGGTAGTGCCCTTCTACCCCTGGAGTCTTTAGAAAGGTAGATTCATGGCACTCACAACAGTTGCAGAACTTCGCACCGCCTTAGGCGTTGGGACGCTCTACGCTGACAGCGTGCTTCAACAAGTCTGCGATGCCGCGGATAACGTCCTTGTACCTTTCATCTGGAATAACACATTTTTTAACATTGCACATGAATCAACTGCGACTACCGCAAAACTTTATTTCGCAGAGAACATTAAAGATATTTTTTATGTTGGCCAGACAGTTGTCGTAAGCAATAATGAGTCACACCTCAACGGCAGCAAAACACTTACAGAAGTAGGCGATCACACGATCGGTTACAACATCAATAATGGCGTAGTCCAGCCTAAGCATTACTTGAACCCTTATGGCTCAGTAAACGCTGGAACTGCACTAGATCCAGCCACAGTCCCGGCAATTCAAGAAGCTGCGCTTATGATCTCGATTGACATCTGGCAAAGCCGTCAGGCTCCATCTTCAGGCGGAGTTACCATTGATGGCTACCAGCCTTCTCCTTACCGCATGGGCAATACCCTTCTAGCGCGTGTTCGTGGATTACTTGCACCTTATCTTGATCCGAGATCGATGGTGGGCTAATGGCCGCCATATCAACCCTTCGCGCAGGAATCGCCGCAGCTCTTACCGATAACACAAAGTATTCAGTTTTTTCATTTCCACCTGCAACACCTATCGCCAATAGCGTCATAGTCGCACCTGCTGACCCTTACATCTCACCATCTAACGGCTGGCATTCGACTATTTCACCTATGGCCAATTTCGTAATTTCCGTCATGGTTCCTTTGCTCGATAACGAAGGCAACCTTAACGGGATGGAAGATAACATCGTCGGGGTTTTCAACCTGCTCGCTGCATCGACCTACACCTACAACGTGACAGAAGTATCGGCTCCAGCCGTACTCAATGCCGCGTCTGGTGATCTACTAACCTGTAATATCAATATCTCAGTCCTAACGAGTTGGAGTTAACATGTCCGAGTGGGAAAAAGAGCAAGAAGCCTTCCTGAAGAAGATCGGGCAGGTAGCACCATCAGCACCAAAACCATCTACTAAGAAAGACGAGGAATAACCTAAATGGCTGTATTTCTAAACAACAAGGTCGGCGTGAAGGTTAACTCTGTCGATCTTTCAGACCACGTTACCGCAGTAACACTTAACCGATCATTCGATGAGCTAGAAGTAACTGCAATGGGCGATGGCGGACACAAGTTCGTTAAAGGCCTTGAGGCATCATCTGTCACAATCGACTTCCTCAACGACACCGCATCAGCGAACGTCCTTGCAACCCTTCAAGCTGCATGGGGAACCAACGTCACAGTTGTTCTACTTCAGGAAAAGGGAACCGCAGTATCTGCGACTAACCCTCTCTATACAATGACTTGCTTGATCAACGGCACAACGGATATCAACGGCGCAGTCGGCGATCTCGGTACTCAATCATTGACATTCAACGTCTCTGGTACAGTAGCAGTTGCCACAACAGGCACATTCTAAGAAACTAAATAAAGGGGCATAGCATGGCAAAGTTAATAGTCACGATGGCAGACAACACAGTCACCGAGATCGAGATCACTCCTCGATTGGAGTACGCGTTCGAGCTATATGCTAAAAAGGGATTTCACAAAGCGTTCCGCGATGATGAAAAGCAATCAGATGTCTATTGGCTTGCATGGGAAGGCCTTCGACTAAGTGGAGTCACAGTCAAGCCATTCGGCGCAGACTTTCTCGAAACTCTCAAGAGTGTAGAGGTTGCTGAGTCTGACCCTTTGGCCTAGGCAGGGATAGCATCCACTATCTCATCGCTCGCTTGAGCATTGAGACGGCTATCCCTCCACAATCTTTAATTGATTTAGATTCATCGATGCTTCAGATGCTACTTAAAGCGCTGAAGGATAGAGCAAAGGAGCAGGCAGATGCCTACAGAGCTAAAAGGCGCTAGTGCGCTTCGCAAGGCTCTTAAGCAATTCTCGCCTGATCTGGATAAAGAGACTCGTGATGAGATGGTTGGATTTCTTAAGCCAGTTGTAAAAAAGGCTAGAGGATTCCTTCCATCTAACTCAGAGGCTCCATCTGGATTCGTAAAGCATGAAGTAAAAACTGCCAAGTTCCCGATGTACGATGCCGCGGAGGCTCGTCGCGGAATTGGTTATAAGCTCACGCCTACTAAGCCTAATCGCCAGGGATGGGTGCAGTCAGTATCAATTCACAATAAAACTGCAGCAGGTGCGATCGTTGAGACCGCCGGACGCAAGTCTGGAATGACTGGCAACTTCTCACCAAGATTCCAAGGTTCATTTGCTGGCCGTAACAAGATGCAAGGCCGTGCGATGTTCAAGGCTTACGATCAAGATCAAGGCAAGGCCAAGGTCGGAGTAATCCGAGCCCTAGAGAAGGCCGCCGCAAAGTTTAACGCGAAAGGCAATAACAATGGCTGAGCTACGGATTCCGATTGTCGTCGAGAATAAAGGTAAGAAAGCACTTGGCGACACAAGTAAGAGTGTTAGCGCTCTTGATAAAGGAGTAAAGCGACTAGGTAAAAGCCTTGTTGCAGTATTTGGAGCCCAGCAACTTCTAAAGTTTGCCAAGAACGCGTCAATGGCTTTTATCGAGGACGAGAAGGCCGCCAATCGTTTAGCAATAGCAGTTAAAAATCTTGGTCTAGAATTCGAGTCTCCACGCATCGAGCGATTTATTTCCGATCTTTCCAGAATGTCTGGCGTTGCCGACGATCAATTACGTCCAGCGATGCAACGCTTATTGCAGACTACTGGCTCAGTCGCTAAAGCTCAAGAATTACTAACCCAGGCGACCGACATCGCCGCCGGGTCCGGCGTTGATTACGAAACAGTTGTTTCAGATTTGAGCGCCGCATATGTAGGCCAGACTCGTGGGCTTCGCAAGTATTCACTAGGACTATCTCAAGCCGAACTCAAGACTATGAAGTTCGCAGATGTTCAAGATCGACTAAACAAGCAATTCTCTGGCGCTAACGCAGAATATCTGACTACCTACGCTGGCAAGTTGCAGCTCATTACAACCGCAGCAGGCGAGGCAAGCGAAAAGATTGGCGGAGCGCTAGTCGATTCCTTGGTCTCGGTATTTGCCGCAGGAGACACAACACAATTCGTAAACCAGATCGATACTCTTGCCACAAAGATTGCGGATACAGTCTCAGCAGTAGTATTTGGATTCCGTAAGTTATACGTCCTGACTAGCGATCGAGCCATCCTGGCTAGTTTTAACCCGTTCGATGATTACGAGAAGAATGCCCTAGCCGCCATCGAGGCTGCTGAGAAAGCAGCAAAGTTGAGACGCAATGCGCCATCGATGGGGTATTTAGGTTCACAACCTATGGGTATTTATGAGACTTCGGCACAGATAGCGGCTCGTAGAAAAGCCGAAAACGACGCAGCCAAGCGCCAGCGAGAATTAGCAGCGCTTCAGAAGAAAACCCTTGATACCAATAAGAAGTCACTAGCCTTACAAAAGGCATCAAAGACTCTTAATCTAGAGGCTATCAGCCTAGAAGCTGCTCTCAAGGGTCAGATCAGCGAGACTGATCGCCTATCGTTATTGTTACAAAAGTCGATTCTTGAAGGTAACGCTAATCTTGCCACGTCCCTATCAGATCAATTAGATGCAGCCGTCAAGCGACAGAACGAGCTTCGCCAGTCACTAATGACAACCCCAGAAGCGCCAAATCCTTACCGCAACTGGACACTACCAAGTGAACTTCTAAACTACACGGCATCATCTCTCGGAGAATGATACGGCGACCACCG